GCACCGTTGCACTTATTACTAGCTTTAATTGTGTAGACACAAGTTGTATTTTTGTTTTCTTTTACATCATTTTCTAGAGTTTCAATTGATTTGTCTAGCAGCACATCGACCAACATATTTTGCTGAAGTCTTCTGCTAACATTTCCATTATCCTCAGCTTCCCAGCACTTCTTGCACCACGTTGATTGCTTTCCGTTTAGCAAATCTTCCTTGACTTCGTCAATATCATAGTCCACTGGCATCCAGCAGCAATGTGTGGGCTTTTTAAAAAACTCCATTGCATAAAATGGCATTACACAAAAAGTTTTAGAAGACATGTAACAGTTTCTTTCTAATTATACAAAATTATATTACGAAGTCTTTAGCCCAGCAAGCATGCTTTTTAATTTGGTGCTTTGTACATCTGCAGTTACTTTAGGAGCATTGTCAACTGTAGTATTATTTACCACTGACTTTTTCTTAAGAGTATCATACACTGTGCTGTTTGGTGGTGGACTATAATCATCTTCGTCGCCTGCATCCACAATACGCAAACTATCAATGTCGAATGCTAGTTCTACTTTTTGGCCTACACCACTACTGCTCCGTGTTTTCATTAGTTGTAGCTGATAGCGTCCGGTTTCTCTCATGCTACGAGTTGTAAAAATGCCAAACACATTGTCTGCAGTGTTGATCTTACTAATACCACCACTGATATGGCTGTGATCAAATTCAACTTCTTCGACACTGGCACGATTCAACTGACTAGCAGTGATCAACACCATGTCCATTTCTTTTGCTAAGTTACGCAATTCTTCGCTAACATACTTGTCCTTGACAAACATATCGCTAGGAGACACTTTGGCACTCACTGGCATTAGCAGATCCAAATAGTCTACACAGACGTAATCGCACTTTAATCCAGTTTGAATCTGCAGTTCTTTGAGATAGCTACGAATGTCATTGACATTGCTCTGTGCTGGCATATATTTAATACGTAGTTTGCCCGACTTCTTGCCCATCATTTTTACTTTCATCTCAACGCCGTCGAGATCCTTGAAAATGTCTCTACTTGGAATGCCAGTTGTCATGCTGTCAATACGCATACTACACAGTTCTTCACTGAGTTCTAGTGTAATATATACACCATTTTTATTTGTTTGCATAAAGTTAACTGCTAGGTTTTGCATAAACAAACTTTTACCAGAACCTGANCCGCCTGCAAAAATTTCTAGCTCGCCTCTGTTGAATCCGCCNAACAGTTTACGATCTAANGTGGGCCATCCTGTGCTTACTTGTCCGTTATTATCTTTAAGTGAACTTAGGCGGCCGCGAGGGTCTTCAAAGTAGTCTACACCTAAGTCTCGTGTTAAACTAATCTGCACTGCATCTTTGACTAGCTTTTCNATTGGGTCGTATTCGCCTTTTTCAATTAAGTCTGCACTTTCTAGTACCACACGCTTGAGTGTTTCGTGGCGAGTAAAGCTCTCAAACTCGTCTAAGAACCAATCAGTCATTGTACTATCCAAGCCATCGACTTTTTCCAACGGCGCACCGGTTTCTGCTTTTACTTGTGCAGTCGTAGGAAGATCATTGTACTTGTTGCTGTACTCACTGATAAAATCAGCAGCACTTCGCAGACTACGATCAAAGTTAATACTATTAAAGATATTTTGCACTCGCACATAACATTGTGCATCGCTGATCATAATTTCTAGAAATAACTTTTGTAAATCTGTGCTGTAGTCTTTGGTTGCCATGTTGTTCCTTGTTTTATTATATATTAGCTGAAAACGGTTCTACTACGCAATTTAATTTTTAGGTCATTGCTTTCTACATCAGCTAAAATACTTCGCATTGTATATAGCTTACCGTAACGACGATGTGCTTCTGCACAATCTTTTACATCAGTTTCCCACAGCGGAAAGCTTACGCTCCAGCCATACTCAACAGCTTGCTCAAGCAAACGCTTTCCGCTGCGATCTTGATCTGGCACTACTATTACTTGCTTGCCTAAACTTTCAATAATTTCTGCTTTATTTTCGTTAACTTCGTTTGTTAGTACTGCGACTCCGTCTACTGCAATAGCATCAAGTGGCCCTTCGGTGACTATTACAAACTGCCTATCTGATGTTTGTGCATCTACATTAAACACATAATCACTGTCAACTTGATTAAAATATTTTAGTTTGGTGTCCTCAACTACACTACGTGCAGTATAGCCAATTGTTTTTCCTTGCCAAATATATGGCACAATAACTCGACGATTTAGCCCATTCTTGGATTCTGGGCTCCATTGCCAGTTATAGTCGTCTAAAGAGAATCCCCGAGCATGTATAAAATCAACCGCTGCGTTGAGATTAGAATCTATCGAATGAGCGCCAGCGGAAACTAATTCAGATACACTACCGCATTGCGGCAAGTCAACTGACTTAAACGCTTGGCTTTTCTTTTTAAATTCTTGTTGAACTGCTTCTTTGTCAACATTGCGCATTGCTTCAAATACTAGAAGTTGTATTTGATCTGCGGGCATGCCTAGCCAGTTAAGAAGATTCCTAACACGATACCCAAGATGTCCGCCGGGCTGCCATCCAGTTTTATAGTTGCAATTGAAGCAATGATAACTAAAACCGCCTTCGGGTGTAAGCAGCATTCCCCCACGACTGCGTTTATCGGCAGTTTCTCCGCGATGCGTGCAACAGGGTGCATTGAAGCTAATCCAGCCTTTGCTGGCTTGCTTGCGCTTCATTGGCAGTGCATCAATTATGTTTTGTTGAATAAGGTTCATATACTGCTAGTATATAACAACCAGCAACAATAATCAACCTAATATTTGTAAAGTATTTTGTCTAAGATGCCGTTGGTTAATTCTACTTTAAACCTTACACCCGTAAACAACCCAACAAAATTAGTGTACACTACTCCACTGTGATTGGTGTATGTATTACTAACAACATCAATATAATCACTTGGCTGCACACTGCCAGTGTTTTCCATATGCCCTTGTGCAGTGATAGTACCGGTGAAATTTGTTAGGTAGTATGCAGCCGTGCTATTACCATTTGCGCTGTGTGTTGTTTCAACTAGGCTACTATAAGCTACACCGCTGTTGTAAGCGCCTACAGTGGGCTCTACAGCCGAGACCGGACCCGGGTATGCATCGTTGTGTACCTCAATTACACCGCTAGCACTGTAGTTATCGTCTACGTACACTGGGTACTGTGCACCCGAATCCGTTACCATGCGTATGCCATAGTGATACCTAACCGAGTCTAAGTTGTTCAAGTCTTCTTCGGTGATAACAGTGCCTATTAATCCAGCAGTTGCATTTTCAATATCTAATGTGCGAGATATTTTTTCTTGATTAGTGTAACTATCAATTACACTTAGTGTGAATGTACTATCTACTACATTCACATCTTTTTGGTTATTGTTGCGAATTTTAAACTTAACAGGGTTATCGACCCCTCTGTGCAACTTCACTGGTTTTGCATAGTACATACGATTCCACCTATTTGTCGGGTCGCTTATGCCTAATACAACCGGGTGAATTTGATCGTATAAATATCCTAGAGTAGTAAACATAATTTGCCCTCATTTATAAAGATATTTATCGTAATGGACAACAATAAAATAAAACAATTATTAGAAAAATATCCGTTCCTGGCAATCGTAAGATATTCAGATTCTGAATTTGTATGTGTTATACAAAATCAAGACAGTGATGTAACAACTATCTATGATTTTGGAGAATTAAAAACAGATTCTGACAGAATAAATTTTTTACACTATGCTGAGCAATGGTGGTGGGAAAGTAACCGATTAATACCAATTAACATATTCTTAAAAAACGACTGGAAGAGATTTGCATATAGTGCAAAAACACTAATCAGCAAAGAAGTAGAAATTGTTTCTGGTCATTGTGTTAGGTTAAACGAACTTTCTACCAAGCGAACCAAACGCAAAAGCATACAACTTTGCAAACGAATGGATTAAACGCCGCACTCTAAATTCATGTTTACTGCTACTAATGTTGCGTACCCGACAGCATGTGCATGTTTGAAATAATAGCTACCGTCGGTGGGCTTTTGCCACACACTTTCGGCTACTGTTTTCCAAGGCAATCCTATTAGGTGACGCTTAGCAGGACGTATAACACTTAGCAGCATTGCCATTCTAGGAATACTATCAACTGGTTCTGGCATTTTTTGCATAGTATCATAATGACCGTTGATGTGTATAATATTTTCTACAAAACTTTTATCTTGCAGTTTGCTCCAGTCTGGTTGTGTGTTTAATAATTTTTCCAAATGAGTGTTATCATGTACACGTTCATACACACCAACATTGAGAAAGTCCAATTTGATATAGCCCATGTCTTCTGCACTTTTATGATCCAATGTGCACAACTCTGTTTCTGGATCAAACGGTACAGGATTAACATATACTCCAGTGTTGTGTTTTACAGTTTCGTCTTTGCGATGAATACTAGCCGGAATACTGCGTATTAGATTTAAAATACTTTCTCTATTGGCGCTGTCAATGTCAATATCCATTAAAACCCTGCCTCACTCATAACAGCTTTGCACCAAGCCGCATCTTCGTTGTATCTTTTCAATTTAGTATTCCAATAGTCAGGATCAATCCATTGATATACAAGTGTAATCTGTTCTTCGTTGAAACGCTCTAGCACTGCTAGTCCACTGTCGCTTGTGTATATTGCCCACGGACTAATACGCCCGTTTGATATACTTCTGGCAATTCTATTTTCTGACGCATGTTTGAAATAACAATTAACAGGGTTTCCTGATTCGTCGGCCCACTTAGCCATCTCAAGTATACTGCGCTCAAGAGCATCCTGTGGATTTTCAATACGGCTATACTCTAGTAAGTATTCGTCATAGAATGCTTCTTTGCACCAATGGTCTAATTTTTTATTATTTTTAATTATCCATTCAATAAAGCGCTCTGGCTTTACTGCATCCATGCTATGCAAATATCTACCAAATTTTACAAAAGCAGCATAGTAAGGTCCTTTGGCAAACTCTTCGTATGTTTTGTTTTGTTTTCCTTGAGTAAACTTAAAAAACATTCGATATGCCTGGAAACCTAGCAACACGCCTTTTTCATTTTTTTGTTGGTGTCTTCGTTTTGGTTCACACAAATGGCTAGACAATGTGCTTTCTTTGACATATTTTTTGCCGCAGAATTTACACTGATAGTTCTGATCCATTGGTCCTAATTCCTTAGCACGGCGTATAATATCGTCCATGTCGCCCATTTACTTTTTGAGTTCTGCTTTGATCTTTTTTTCTTCCCAGCCATGTGCTGTCATTAGTTCAGCAAATTCGGCGTCAGTCATAACACTTGCTAGTGTTTCTAAATCATCGTCTTTGCTGCCTGGATTTAATTCACTAAGAACACGCATTTTATTGTTGGTTTTTTTATCTGCTTTGTTCTTTTTCATTGGCGGAATATATTGATGATCTGCTCGTGTGAATTCATTAGGCATTGTAGTCATTAGCAAATAAATCAACTTAGCGTGGTTCTTAGTAAGCTTGCTAAGGTCTCGATTAAGCACAGTGTTAGCTGCCATAACATAGTATCTATGCATGTCTGGATTGTTGTGGCGCACAATGCTCATATACCTACTGTACAACCAACTGCTGAATTTTTTACGCTGTTCGTCACTGAGTCGTTCCCACCAGTCTCGATCTTTGCGATTAACTGCACCAAACAAATCTGCTAGTTTGATTCCGCTAGTATTTTCTACCATGCCTTACTGATATCCACTACTTCGCATTGTCTACTAATGTCTTTGACAAAATATGCACACTTGGGTTTGTCTGTGTTGTCCAGGGGTACTGCTAATATTTGCCCGGGCTTGAGTTTTGGGAAATACCATTTCACGTCGTGGTATACATCCGTGATTTCAATTTTATAATAACTAGGCATACTGTCAGCAAGGGGATTGAATGCAAATGCCTTAAAGTCTCTGTCATTGAGTCGACTTAGCGGTAATACTTCTAAATCGCCATAGTCTGGTTCACCGATTAAAATTTGCCAATTATACGGCATACGTATTTCGCTATTGCCAATTCGTAACACAAACGCTGGGTCATTAAACGTTTCGAGAAAAATTAGAGGGATAAAAAAATAATCAGGATCTTTTGGATTGCTGTTGTCTAAAACAGCAAAACGCAGATCTTCGACTTCGTCAGGAAAGTCAGTCATTTCAAAGCAAGTATTTTCTGCTGTAAGTATTCTCATTGTTATTCCTTATAATAAGTTAATTACAATATAGCACGAGTTATAACATAAATCAAGATTTATTTTCGCCAAGACACAACATCGTCGATATCTTCTTGACTCCAGTTTTTATAATATCCTTGTTTTTCCAATATAGAACTTGCTTTATCAAGTTTACTTTTTAATTGAACCAATACCAATGCCCACGATCCTTGATTCATTGTTTCGCCTGCTATAATTTCCAAATTAGCAGGATGATCTTCGAGTGCAATATAACCACGTTCTTTTAAAAAGGTCTGGTTGCATTCATTGACTAGTTGTTCTAAATCGTCGGAACTTATAAGCTCTGGGTTACACCCTAGTGCCACTACTTCCTTGTCTGCAGGCCATTGCGATGTGTAGCTTTCTAGTTCAGAAGAAATATATTCAGCCATTGACATGTGAGCTAAAGATGTTAATTCTTTTATAACAATTTTATTATCAAGCAATGCTTGGCGGGCAAATGGGCAAGGCACTGCATCAAGATTTTTGTTATACTGACTTACCCAATCAACAACCCATGATTCAATATCTTTAGCTAATGTCATCGGGATAATCTCTATATAAAAAATGTTGAATAGTTTCTACGTCGACTAAATGGTTAAACCCAACATGTTCGTTTTCGATATTCTCTTCATTTCTAATAACACTTGTCATTGCATCGTCGAGTTGTTGCATATTACAAAACTCCATGTCAATACGAAATTCGGGCAAATCCATGCTACGAAATCCCAGTTTCATGCGAGTAATACGATAGCTTTCCATTCGTTTTAGATCAACCATTCGATCTAAAAATTTTCGCATAAGAGTTACAAACTCTAATGCTGTTACTGATTCATTATGATCAGCATAAATTGTATATACATCCATTAAACGGGTCCTAATATTTCAAAGCCGTCGATTTGTTTTTTGTATTCGTCTGCACCACCTAAGTAGAGATACTTAAACCCAAGATCTTTGTACACTGCACATTCATTTTTTAAACTAGCAATACCAAGAATTAGAGCAGGATCGGAGTAGTTCCACGCAAACTGAATACACTCAGCTTCAATATTACTATAACGTCTAATTAAACTAAATGCAACCAAATCTTCGCCATCGTAGTAACCTAGCACATCGTTTTTTTCGTCAGTGTATTCACTAGAAAATATAGGCATTACACTGCGAAACTTTTTGTAACGGCAGTAATCAGTATACAAACTATCAAGCAATGCTACGTCAGGATTTGTAATAAATTTAAAATTATCTAATTTATTGTAATTGGTTTTTGCTAAATTTATTCGTGCATAAATCAAAACGATTACTCCGTAGACAGTAGCACATATTTATTTCACCGATATATTTGATTAATAATCTCGCAACTTGTGCACTTTGTACGGATAGTTTGCATCTTTGTAAAATGCCTTACGTTTAGTCAAGTGCCGTTTACTAAACTTGCAACTACTGGTTATATCCCATATTTGAACACTATCTTTGTCTTTGGCTTTGCGAATTCCTCGACCAATGCTTTGAATAACTCTTACAAACGACTTACCAGGTTCAACTAGCACCAAATTAAAGATACGTGGAATGTTAAGCCCAACCGCCGCAACACCATATGTAGCAATGATTACTTCATTGGTACCTTCGCGGATTGTGTCGTAGGTTTCTTTTCTGTCTTTGACTTTGACTGCGCCGCTTACAAATGTACTGCCAGGAATAAGTTCTGCTAGTGCTTGTCCTGCACTAATCCTATCTACTAAGATTAGAGTATTGCCCGATTGTTTGATGTCATTGATTTTGCCTGCAAGCCATTCAATGCGTGTACTGTCGGTAACTAGATACTGCATCTCTTGTTGATAATTTGTATATTCATTGTAGTCTTGTGTTTGTAGAATATTAACATGACACTGTGCTAGCACACCCATTTCCTGTAGTTCACTAGCTGCAATTTGATTAACAACTTCGCCTAAGCTAACATGCAGACTAGCAAACTCATATTTTTCCTTGGGAATAGTTCCTGTTAGTCCCCAACGAATTGGAATATTGGCCATTGGTCCGGTTAACAGTGTTTTTAGTGCGTCTGCTTTGGCTTGGTGTACTTCGTCAATGATAACACAAATCACATCTTCCAAGAAGTCTGTGATAGTCACTGGTGCAACACCATTTTTACTTGCTTTCATCATTGAGTTTAGACTCTGCCAAGTACAAATAGTGTGCGTTTTGCCAATTTCTTTCCTGTCGCCAAAGTACACACCTACATCCAGTCCCAAATTGATGTAATCTTCTTCAGTTTGAAGTACTAGACTTTTATTAGGTACAACCACAATACTACGACCATATTCTTCTACACTGGCACTAAGTGCTGCAGTCATTAGTGTCTTGCCTGCGCCAGTTGCTACTTCCTGCAAGCATTGCGGATTTTCCAAGAAGTTGTTTACCACTTCAATTTGGTAGTCACGCAACACAACTGGTTCACCTGCAATCGGATGTCCTTCGGGCCAAACTTTGTTTGCAAACGTATCTTTGGTTACACTGCTAAACTTTAATTCTCCAAATTCCTGCCTGCGATCGTCTAGTTCAATATTGTAGTTGTACTTTTCCAAGATAGGCAAAATCTCTGGCAATAGGTTCATATAAGTACTACCACCTAGCTGAAAAAAAGCAACACACCCATCCCATCGCCCTAGCTTATATGCAGGCATGTGTATAGCATACGGAATACGATACTTAAACTGATTGCTTAGCTTCTTACGGACGTCAAGATCTAATCCTTCGATCTTAATGTTTACTTCGTCTTTGATTACAATTTTGCACTGTTTCAACTCTCGTCATCTCCGTATGTATAGATTATTCTTAGTGTATCTACTGATTGTAACATATCTATTACCCGGTTTGTCAATATACCACTGTTTGTAATTACTACTATTTCACCAGAACCTAAGCTACTAATTTCAGTTAGTGCACAATCTAACTTAAATTTAGATTTTACATGGTAAAACAACAGTTCGGCGTTGGTTTGAATATTACGCAAGTGTTGCTTGAATTGTGTGCCATCTGTTGAGAAGTCTAAGAATACCCAATAGTCACTACTAACAGTTTCCATTAACTCTGGTATATTGTTAGAGTCAAGCACTGCAGTTAGTACTTTGCTACTACGAGAAATTTCGCTTTGTGCAGAACACAACACCTTGGCAATATTACTGTGCTCGGTGTACAATTTTTTTTGTAGTACAGGACCAACTCTTATGCCGTAGCAGTCTGCACGAAATGCTACGTTTGCTAAGTCTTGAGTTAGATCAAATTTTTCTAGTGCAACTGTTAAACTTTCTGATGCATTAAATACCATTGGGTCATCGGATTCCGAAAGGTCCAGCAACGGAATATAGTTGTTGGTATTTTTTAATACATCATCAACTTGCTCAAATAATTTTATCAATTGACTATCAATTTGCCAAGCATAATTGCTGTGCTCGTTGATAAATTTTCGCAATAGGCTGAGATTTTTTTCAGTCTTGTCAATGACCCATTTGCGCTTAGAGTTGTCCCAATGAAATTTTCCGCCTCGTGCTTTGGACATTTCGTATAGCATATCAACCTGAGACGACTTGTAAGGAAACCTAACTTCCCATGTGTTGTCCACAGACTCTATACTATATCGTCGATTAACTTCTCTAATAGGCAATCGATTCGGTACGTTGATTGCTAGGTACGCTACATCTTTGCTGAGTTTTTGTAATATTTGTTTTCGATACTTAGCAATGATTGTAGCTGCTAGTTTTAGTTGCTTGTCGGTAAAACCAATTCCGTTACGTATATCCGCACAACTACGATTAACAAAAGGTACATCGTAGTTGGCTAGTTTTAAAGGATACGGTACATAAAAAGGAAAGTCAATATCGTTGCCGCGAGAATCCTTGAACCTACCTGCCCAAAGTATCCAATCTTCAATGTAATACGGAAAGGAGTTAGTTGTCATTTCATTGTGCCTTTGTAAACAGCAAATGTGCCATGGACCATTCACAGTCAGGAACTGTAGATGGGTCAACAAACAATTCTAGCGTAGGACTGTGTCTGGGGTGTGGCCTAAACACATACTTCTTATCCAACAGGAATGTCTGCTGCGCATTATTCAGCGCTGCAGACACCCAGTCCGGATTAACTTTGCGTTTACGTGCCCATGGGTTACTAAATGGACGCTTGCCTACTTTAGCATAAATCTCCACACTGTCTATTTCGCAAAGTTTTTTCACTCTATCGAGACTTCATGCAGGTGTTTTCTGCAATGCTCATCCAACGCCCTGGGCTCATACGGCGCAAGTCCGCTAGCTTGATTGCCATACGCAGGCTCATCTCACGCAACCGTGTTTGTTTTTCCTGCATAAACGTAATAATTTCGTCTTCGCCGGTTTGGTCCATGCCATATTCGCGAAACAGTCCACCAGTACGGGCAATTTGTTTAATACGCAAGAACTTGTCGCGCATAGTATCTAGGGTAAGATCCAAGTAGTGGCAACGGCTCATTAGCGCATCAAGGTGGTCTTTGAGCTTTGCACTGCGCACATTATCAAACTTGATGTTTGTAATAAAAATCACACTGCCTTGAAAGTCAAACTTATTAGGCACGCCTTCGTTGCGCAATTTGTGACTATCAGCATTCCAATGAATAGTACGCTTCTTGCTGCTGTCTAGTGCTGCCTTAAGAATGTTCAAGCTCAAATCATCCATGAGCACACTATCACAATCGTCAAACACCAACACCTTGTTCTTCTCGCTGTATTCGTATAGTTTACAGTACAAGCCAATTGGCGTCATTGCACCTTTAACTACTTCGTAACTACGTGGGCGACCTGCCAAGTCATCCAAAATGCCCGCTTGACTAAGTTCGTGCTCAACACCGTAGCTTTTGCCTACACCCGGAGGCCCAACTACTACCATTGCACGTACATCACCGTTAACAGTAGCACGTGTCATTTCGTTGAGAATCTCAAAACGGTCCTCAATACGTGCCATAATCTCTTCATCAGTTTCAACTTTTAGCGTAGGCGCAGTATTGGATTCTCCAACATACTCATATTCATCAACAGTAACACGAATTTTGCCAAACTTGTTACCAAACAGTTCACTAGCATCAACAGTAACATAGTCGCCTTTTGCGCCTTCTACCACTGGGCGCAACATAGGAAACGTAACATTCTCAATCTTAGAACCGCGATACTTGCCGGAAACAATTTTAATTTGAGCAGTCATTTGCATCTTCCTTTTGTTGGTGTATACTAACAATATACACGAAATACAGCCTAGGTCAACCGTTAAATCCGTATTCGTCAAAAAGAATATCAAGGATATCATCAATGGTTTCACGATCAGTTGCAAGAATTTCAGAACCATTGGCCTTAAGTTCTTTTTTAATAGCCCAAATTTGGTCATAACGATCAGCCGTTTTTGGTGTAACTTTAGCTACATTTTGAGCAATTTGTTTGAGTTCAATCATTGTATATCTCCTTGTGTGATACTTATACTGTAACAGAATATACCAAGATGTCAACCAATAACTACGCAGATTATAAATATTGATATGGAAGATTATTATAACACATTGCTCGAGCAGTTAGGTGGCTACACTGTAATGGGTTTGTTTAACGGCAAACGAGACATCAAAGACATTGTTACACTGCAAACTGGTACCAAAGGACGTGTGTTCTTTTTTGACCAAGAGCCAATGATCAAAAGCGTCGACGATGATCTGTGGGACTATATCTTCCAGGAACCTACTATTTTTGCCAACAGCGAGCTAGATAGCGCAGACAAAGACTATGTAAAAGCAAAGTATCCGAATTTCATTGATTGGTATTTTTTCAGTCACGGGTTAGTAGCAAGAGAATGGTTTAGTGCACAACGACACAACTATGCCGGGTGGACAGATCAAAATCAAACATTATTAGACTGCAACTTGTTAGAGGGCTCGCGAGGTTATAGAATATATTTGATTTATCTGATGCATAAAGACAAATACAATTTAAATTCTTTTATTAGTTTTAAAGGCAGTTATCCATGGAAAGACTCATTAAAAAACAACGATTGCTTTAACATATTAGAAAATCCATCTAAATTTGTCGACAGAATTCCAACAGAAGATGTAAGCTACGACAACTGGGGGAAAAATAATCTATTAGACAACGGATTAATGCAGTCAAGAATTCCATTGGAGTTTTATTCTCGTGTAAATTACATTTTAGTAAGCGAAACTATTTGTACCGAAAACAAAAAACATTTAACCGAAAAGATATTCAAACCTATTGTTGCTGGTAAACCTTTTTTGTTGGCCGGTGGTTATAAAAATTTAGAGTATTTAAAACGCTACGGATTTAAAACTTTTTCAGATTATTGGAACGAAGACTACGACAACATACTTGACCCAAAAGAAAGATTAGACAGTATCTTTGAAATCATTCGGCAAATGGATCTATATCCTATAATCGACAAAGAAATAGAAAAAAAATTAGAATTGTTCGATAGTGCACACAAAGATGCAATGGAAAATCGAAAACATTTTTGGAGTGACGATTTTTACAATCTTCTATTAGATGAAGCTGTAGAGAATCTTAATTCTGCTAAAAAAGAACTATCCTCTAAGTACATCTAAACTGCAACAGTGATGCCCACCGCCAAGCGTACGGCTTTCAGTTAAGTCAACTCCAATGGTTTCGACACCATATGCAGCTAGCTTCTTTATTAAAATTTCTTGCTTAGGATCTACTATTGCTAACTGCGGGTTTACCATTAAAAAGTTTAACCCAATCCAATTGCTAGCATATGGATAATGATCAAACGACTGCAAAGCTAGATCGTTGCTGTTGATCCAAATTTTGTCCCAACTACGAAAAACTTCAGGAAGATTGTCGTTGTTGATTCTTCCAGCATTTAATGCAACAAGTCCTTCTCTTATCGGTGTGATTGTGCTGTCAATATGGACGCCACTGTAGATGTTGTCTAATGCATGAACCCGGTATTCCTTGCCAAGAAAATCTTGTAGCCAACGAGCTCCGTTGATATTGCCAGTTTCGCTGACTAGATATAAAATATCCTGCCCAAGACGACATATGTTTGCTGCATCAAAAACTGCTTCAGGGTCATCAACTGCATATACCGGATGACCTTCCCAAACATGCAACATTGTTTCCCATTCAAGTCGCCGACTTGGATATTTTGTTGGAGTATGAATTACACGATCTCCAATTATTAAAACTGTATCTCGTGGGCAGTATCCATAAAACTGATCCAACTGTTGATAATCTCGCGGCAAAGGTCTAATTACTTCTACACCTAGACTTTCAAGAACTCCTGCAAACTTGTTTAAACTATAATTTGCTCTATTAATTGTCTCAGCAGGCAGAGGACCAAAGACAAACTCGGTGTCTTTCCAACTTGAGTTTTTTATGCTATCGGCAAATACAGAGTCAGACCGTGGCCAATTTGCCAAATCTGCTGTTCCAACAACAACACGTTTTAGAGGAGACCATTCGTTTTCTGAAAAAATCATCAAGCGTGTCCTGTTAATTGTATTGTGTAACGCTTTTCTGTACCTATGTTTGCAGCCATGTGTACTACATCGCCTCGCCACCAAAAGTAATCTCCGGCTCGCCAATTGGTAATTGCAACACCGTCAACTTCTAGATAGTGCCCGCTTTTCCAATCTTCGGGCATAACTAGTGCACGAATAATGTTTTCTAATTTGCAGCCAAACAGCTCAATATATCTCTTATACGTATCACTGTGATTAGGAAGTATTACTCCAGTGCCCATGCGATAATAACTCGTTCCAACATCTGCTACCCCAAACCTATCTTCAAACCACTTTACTAAATGACTGTTCCAGTCTGGCTGTGGCTGTCGCATATCGCACATGAATCCTGTAAAGTGGCTGTCCGGGTGCACATACCCTTCTCTACGCCAGCGTGTCATGTCAAGTTGATTGTTAAACGATTCAAGTGTGTAGTTTAACTGCTTGTATGCGTTATCCCAAAATGGCTGGATATAACCTTTACCCCAATCTTGTGTTTCCATAGTGTATTACCTCGATGTCGTTTCTTTTTGTTTTAAATTTTCTCCAAGGATCAACTACAACTGACCCAGATGGTATTTCACAATAAAGATGATCATCTTGGTCACTGTGCGTGTATCTATACGTAGTCGAACTACTATGAGCCAACATAAACACACCTGGTTGTGTGGGCTGGAAATCGTCTCCTGTTAGCGGATCAATATAAGTTGGTGCAACGCCAAGTTGTTCGCAATAATGCCCAACTAGCAAACTGTAACTTCCATCAAGATAATCAACGTTGGGCTTATATGCTTTACCGTGAATATAAACAGGAAGATTTTTTTCGTTTGCAACGTCTACTAAACGAGCTGCTAGGTTACGTGCTTGAATTTCTCTGGCATGCATAATAGCATCAAACATGTCATAGCCTAAGCCTAGCTCTTGCGCCATATAACGTAGTGCAATGTTGTCACGTGGATGACAGCCTCCGCCATCGCCCATGCCTGCTTTCATGTACTGTGGTCCCATAATGCGTTTATCACTATATGCTAGTGCATCTGTAACTACATCAACATCNATATTACCTTGCTTTTCAGCAACGTCTTGTATCATATTAACAAGTCCAATTTTAGCACTAATAAATGTATTGTAGAACACTTTGATACATTCGCACTCGTCCCAAGTGCCTACTACATAACGTGGATTGTTTTCCATTATAGTTTTATAAAAATCTACAAGCTGTTTTGCATCGCCTGTTTCTGTGCCGTCTTCTGTGCCAATCATTACCATTTCAGGATTGACCATATCCCAAGCAACACTGCCCATAGCAATAAGATAAGGATTGTAAACAAATCGAGTGTTGGGCACTAGGTCTACAAACTCTCTACGTGTAGTGCCTGGTAGTACGGTGCTAATAAGCACCAACAGTTGATCCTTTGTCATGTGCTTGTTAGCTTCAGTGAGCACTTCTTTTACAATGCTGTAATCAAAGTCTTTTGGATCAAGGTGTGCAGTAGGAGCACGCCCATCGTAATCGCTGTTGTGCGGAGTAGGAACTGCTACAAATACAATGTCTGCATTTTGTACTGCACCCTCGATAGTAGGAAACTGCAATACATAAGGCGAACGAATGCGTTGCAAATCATACCCAACAACAGTGTGTCCTTTTTGGGAAATTATTTCGGCACAGGGCTTTCCTAGTTTGCCAACACCTAACCATGCTATGTTCATTGATTCTCTTTTCTATTTTTAACAACAATATTTATATCATTGATTTTTGAACATTAACTTAGTTGAGTGTGTATTATTCCAAGCCTATCTAAAATTTAGATTATCCGTAGATCCTCAATATTAACTGGAGTATAGTTAATTTGTTCCACACAAACACAACGATAAGGTCCTGGTGGACTAGGATTTTGATGAATATGACCATGAACATTAAGCAACTGGAAAGGTGTTTTTAACAATCCACGATCCTTGCTACCATACATCATAGCCGAATCACTATGTATAGGAACATGACTCAGCAACAAGCCAAACTCTGTAAACATTCGCCACATCTGTACTTTTTTAAAAAAGCCACCACTTGACAAAAACGGAATGTCATCATGGTTACCAACAATTAAACGTTTGCTGCCATTCAGTCGAGGCCAGTTCTTTTTGAACCATTCTTTGTCGCCCACAACAACATCGCCTAAATGATACACAATGTCACCTTGCTTGACTACACTATTCCAACGTTCAATCATATGCTCATCCATGGCATCTACATCATCGAACCCAGGACGAATTAGATTGCCGTCTCGATCAGCAAACTTTAAAATATTTGCATGTCTAAAATGTGTGTCTGAAATTACCCAAATGTCACGTGGCATCACAAATCATCTTTTACACTATGAGGATCAATGTTATTCATAAGTTGTTGGACATTAAACTCCAGATCTTCAAGTGTTCCGTTGTTATCAATGGTAAAGTCCGACATCCACTGCTCAAGACTCATTGACGATTTTGCCTCAGGTGGCAAATGTTCACTGCGATCAACCCAAACTGCATAGTCAAAAACGCCTGAGTTTTTCATGGCATGATATTCTTTTTTATTTCTTAAACCGCAGTAAATATCATGCTGCTTAAAAATAGCACGACCTAGAGTTGCTCCATCAGGAACATTAAAATTGCAAATAGCATCATACCATTCTGCTCGGTGATTGTGCCTGTCAGCATAACATTGTTCTTCACTAGAGTATCCATACTTGTCCTTTAACTGATTGTAGATAAAAAGCTTGCTGCAAAATTGACTGCTCGACTCAAAGCTGTAACTATATCTATCGCGAAGAAGTTCACAGACAGTATCTTTGCCGTGCCTGCCATGTCCAATTACCAATAATTTCTTTTTCATATTGTTATCTTACTTTAATTCTAATTTGGGTACCGGGCAACAACTACATACAATTTAGACAATTACTTGTTTTACTGTAGTGCTACCATATATCTTTTTACCATTTTTACGGATAAAATCTGCCAAGTATTGCGGATGTTCTTTGCTGAGTTCAACAACACTGCTATGATCAATTTCGGCATCAACGTTGAAACTCCAAATTTCAGGGCTGCGTTGTGGATTATATCTTGCTCGCAATTTCATATATGTTAAGTTAAATGGCAGTTTAGCGGTTTCATTGCGCAAAGTTGCCATAATAACATCGCTTTCAGCTTCTGTTATGTTAATTACACACTCAAAACCCATGGTGTCAAAATAAGCCAAGTAGCAATTACTGTCAGACATGTGCGTTTCCTGTTTTATAGTTCACGTTTACATATTAACAGATTTGTAGAATTTGTCAACTGAATTCTACAACGATTTTCTAATTTTATTATTATACGACACTACAGCTTCTAGTATTTCAAAATCATATCCATGTGATCTAGCTGTATGCAACATAGCACTAGTATCCTTAGGCAAACAGTGTCCGCCCCAGCCAACACTATTGTCGGGTCCAGGAGTATAACTATGGTCAGGAAGAATTCTCTGGTCTTGAGTCAAATGATGCCTAACTGTTTCAAAATCAGCGCCAATAATGTTGCTGAGTTCGCGTAGGTGATTGAAGAATCCTACTTTCATTGCAAGAAAACTATTTTCGGCATACTTGATTAAGATTGCCTCTTTGTGTGTGCATGTAAAATGATGAATGCCAGGAAAGCGTTTTTTAAAAACTGTTAACCAAAATTCAATATCTCCGCCTCCTAAAATAACAAACTCTTGGGCTGCAAAATCTGCATTAGCACTTGCTGCACGAAGAAACTCTGGACTAAGAGTGATACTGTGATTGGGAAATCTCTTTACCAAACGTTCAAAATTTTCTAATGCTACTGTGCTTTTGATCAACACAGGCACAGATTCTGGAATATCAGCAAAAACACTTTCAATAGCGTTGCTGTCACAAGTGCCGTCGCCATTCGCAGGTGTACCGACACAAACAATTACTCCAGTAGCATCAACATCCCCGATTCGATTTTTGTTGTACTTTGGATCTACTACATAAAGATCGTAGCACTGTTTGAAGCTATGCTCGACAGCTTTGCCAACAAACCCGTATCCTGCAATAGTTAATTTTATGTCATGTTTGTTAGTGTGTGCCATGTGTGCTTCCAATCTTTTACTTTATAATTTTTTCCACCTCTAGTCAAAATTGCATCTGCTAGTGGCTTATCGTTGCCGGCGTCGTCCATTCTATCGCCAAAAAAGTACAGTTTGTCTGATTTACTGAAATCTGTAATAATCTGACTTTTGTCGGCACCTGTAGGAGCAATATCAATACCAGTTTCGCCGCCTACCGTTGCAGTGATATTGCTAAACTCGTTGTTGATTATAAATGCAATACTTTCACGTTCTCTGTTGAGTATATCATATTCTACATATTCTGCTCTTTGTTCTTGTGTAGCACCACGTCCAACTATACTAAAGTTAGCCATTCCTGGGCGTTCTTCGATGTGTATCCCTGTGCGCAGCGGAAACTTACTCGACTGCAACCACCCGCTAAGCATTTGATGCAATGCTGCAGGCATAGTCCAGCTGCTTGTTCTTACATTCTTGTCTTGTTGCCACACATCATTTCCGCTGCATTGATACACTTTTTTACATTTATTGTATATCTCAGAGCCAATCTGCTCAAGTGTTTTTGGTTTATCGCTACCCGTTACAAGATATACATTGTTCTTAGAACAAAAGTCCAAGAACCATTTTTTAAATGTTGGATCAATAACACCACGGCTCGGGGTTAGAGTTCCATCTACGTCAAAAATAAAGTTATCCATGTTTGTGATTTTTATCCTCTACAAATCTATAACAGCCTTCTGTCTTGATGGTATTTAGGTCGTTGTGCAGTAGTGTGTTCTCCATTTGTAGTTGTTTAACTTCTTCTAATAGGTTATCAATCTGTTCTTGGATATATTCTAGTTCATAATGTTTTACACAATCATCACTCATTTTTTGTTCAATGCCCAATCAAATAATATCGTTTGCAAAAAAGTAACTTCTCGATTTTGTTTACTATAACACAGTTCGTATTACGGTGTCAACTAACAAAATTTTCTTGTAGCCAACGATGTAGCTTTGTTTTCCACAGCGCTGGGTTTGCAGCATCGGTGTTGTGTCTGCAAATTTTTTCCCAATCTTTAAAAGGCTCGGTGTTGCCGTTTTTTATAGTATCAGCAACGTCTGCAACCAGTGATGCAACGTGCGCAGGATCTCCGTATGTTTTAAAATACATTTCAAATCCCAAGCTTTCTAAAAAATTAGTATGGTCTGCAGTGGCATACATTATAAAAGGGTGTCCTGCTAAGATTGGCTTCCAAGTTTTTTCGGATATAAATGTGTGTGTGCCGTCATGATCTGTTTCTGCTACAATTGAAACACATGACGAATAATAAACTTTCCATGGCAGCAAGCAACTTAAAAAATGACCATCTACTGTACGGGTTGTGCTATCTAGATTAACTATATAGTTTATGTCTGTTTGGAAAATATTTTTTATTTCTGTGCTTTCCCATTCCCAGATGTTACTAAAGTAATGAGTAGGGTCTCTGGACAACTTGGCATTGTAGTGGGTTCCACTGTGGTAACTTATCAGACCTTGATCCAGCATATTTTTTTTGTCAAGTTCTTCGAGCAACACTGTACGCGAATCTTTTGCTCTTCCTAGTAATGCACTATAAGTGTACAGAGGATATTTATCGATGTCTTTTGGCTTGACCGTATATCGATTTGCTTCATCAACACAGAATAGCCAAAAAGGAAAGAAGAATTTTGTATATTTTTCTAAACCTGGCTCATTGCTTGTGTGCAACAAAACTAACTTGTTTCCAATTCTATCTAATTCGTGGCGTATTTTGAATGTAGTTTCTGCGCAGAGCACAAACACAATTTCCCAGTCGTTAGGATCTACCAAGTGAACAGTTAAATGATCAACAACTATTATGTTTTCTCTGTCAGAAAAACAACTACCGAGCACTCCGGTTGCTGCGTTAAGCATAGGAAGATATGATAAATGATATTTCATAAGATAAAAACGTAGTTATTAAATGATTGCATTATTTTAAATAATAACATGAAAGTTTTCAAATGTATAGTTTTATTTTTTGCTGTGTTTTTAGTTGCAGGATGTGCTAACACAACAAGCAACTTCATGATGCGTAACAACAATACGTCAGTTGATATTTACTATGCTGCTAATAAACACATCGGGTTACACGAAGTTCGCGACAGAAAACAAATAAAAAAATTAGTAGGAGTTGATCCTGTTAGAACCGAATGGTGCGCTGCTTTTGTAAATGCAATGTTAGCTAGCCAGGACATGCCGGGTAGCGATAGTGTTAGTGATTACCCTCTAATGGCCAGAAGCTTCTTGTACTGGGGCGAGAGTGTAGATCATGCACAAGTCGGCGACATCATGGTGTTTAGTCGCGGAAGAAACAATTGGCAAGGACATGTGGGATTTTATATCGGAACCGTAAATCGCAATGGTCTAATATACTATAAAATACTCGGTGGCAACCAAAACAATAGTATCAATATCACCGAGTATCCGGCTAATAGACTATTGGGTATACGTAGAATAGAAAATCCCCTGCAACCAACACAGGGGATTAAAATTTCGTTAACTAATTTTTTTAAAACTATTCAAAGTTAATGTTTATAATAGCAGTACCACTAGTGAAAAGTGTTACAGGACCAATCAGTCTGTTGTACAGGTATTTAGGATTTGCCACAACGGCGTCTTGATAACGGTTAGTGCCAGAGTTGATTCCAACATCAGATCTTGTTTCGGATTCTGAAAAATCTGGATTTAAAACAAAGTCGCCGTTGCTGTCAATAACTCTTTCATACCCCATTTCTGCAACAAGAAAGTGCAAATTCTCTTCTAAATTAGAATTTCCTTGATAAATCATAACACTTTCATATTCGACACCATTGGCAGCAATTTCTAATTTTTCAATAACAAAATTCCTGTCGCCTGCTTCGCCGCCGATGTCGTTCTTAAATGCAATGCCTAAATCGTATGCACCAGCGTCGACGTCAACAGTGTATTCCTTTACTACACTACTACTGCCTGTGACTGCATCAACATCAATATCTGCGTCTAAATTTTCACCATTGAAGTCGATGTCGACAATTGGTCCTTGGCTATCTACCTGGGTCCCGCTCATAGTTACCCGAATTTTTCTTGTTGCCATTGTAAATTCCTTTTATTAAAGATTGTATAGCTTTATTTATGCCAAAGCAGAGACAATTCGTCAATTTCGTGAGGGTTTGGTTTGCCGTGACATACTATTATTTTTGTAGAAACTGGAATATTGTATCCACTTTTGTTTCGGTAATCTCCGTGTGGTTTTGTTAATCCGCCGCATTTGAGTTCCCATTTCCAACTCATTGCCCATTCGGTTGGCCACCACACTAAGTTATCTTTTAGTTCAGCGTGTATTAAATCTTGATCGCCTCGGTACTTGTTCACTATACCTTGCATGTTACCTGTAAATTTTTTATATAACCAGTCTAAGCTACTATCTTTCCAGGCCATTACACTACTGTTTGTTAGGTTAACATTTTTATTAAATGCTCGATTGAAGTCGTGACAAATCCTAAATTCTGCAGAATTCCAGTCCCAAAACTCGTCAATGTTGTTAACTACAATAACATCTAAATCCATATACAAGTTGTTTCCGTATATGCCATTTAAATCATTGAAAATCTCAAGTTTGTACCACCAAGGTGTAAATCTTGCTATATTACTATAATCNGGCAATTTAATAAAATTCCATCCTAAATCTTGCGGATGCTGTTTTATGTTATCCGTAAACACATAAAAATTAAAATCCTTTGTACTATATTGATTAGCACTTTTCCACAGATTTAAAACATAGTTTGCGCTATATGCATTGCCATGGTGCACACAAATTAAATTATATGTCATTGTATTGTTCTTTACTTTTAATATATTCGTATACCAGTTGTGCTGCATCTATATGTGCAAGTTCAAGAGGATGACTAGTGGCGTATTCGTACTTGTTGGCTTTTGCCCAATCGTCAAATCCAACATATGTTTGGTAGTCACCAGGAAATCTAAACCAATTTTCTTCTTGATTAAATGATCTTAAACTATTTAGGTACTTACTACCATTACTGTAAGTTGCATCAGTAAATAGTCCGTGCATTACATGCTGATTAACATACGTAAACAGATAAGGGATACCATAAAGCAAAAGTGTATTTTGCAGTGATATTACTTCCTTCATACTAGTATAAGAATCATTGAGTGGTTCTGTTTTTACTAGACGATCATACTGTTTAGCAAAATCAACTATGCCTAGATTTTTATTTTTATTATACGAAGATTTTAAACGAGTGTATACATCTTTCCAATTTGGCAATTCTCGATTAACTGATTTAAACCAAATACTTTCTGTTTCGTCAACATGACTATACGGAGTAAAAAACATCCAAGGACTATCATATTCCGCTGTAGGTATACTAATAGCAAATTCGCTACGATCGGTAAAAGTCCACATCACTTGTACAAATATCTTGTTAGGCGAAATACCTTTACTGATTGCTTCTTGTATTTCATGCAGTACATGTCGAGCAATGTAACTATTGCTACGCCCGCTTCGTGCAACATTAATGTGATGTTTGCCTATGCGCTGTGCTACTAAATTTGCCCAACTATCTGGACTTGGGTTTACACTATTATCT